AAGCCCTTTCTTTTTCAGTCGTAAATGGCAGAAGGAGGGATACCCAGAAGTGATCACATTTGACTATCCGCTTTTGAATGTTTATCCAGGCGGTACTACCATTTCAAAAAGAGACGAGCGCGGCAATATTTCAGCCGACGTAACATTTGAGGTGAGTGTTATTGACACCCTTGCAAAAGACTGGGATAAACTTTCATGTGAGGGGTGCGCTGGCAGAACTCCGCTTCAAATTCGACTTGATTGCGAGGATATGCTTTTTACATTGATCAACTACCTGGGGTCTGTGAAACTCTACCAGATAGACAATTGCAATGATCTGGTTGCCTACAACGAGGACGTTTTGTTGTGGCTTCATGCAAATGGCCATGTAAACTCCTATGTAGAGCAAAGCGGGAAAACCATACTAAGCCAAGCATCGGTCGATTCATCAATGAACCCCATATCTTTTGCAGCAAAAGGATTGTACGGATCATTTATTACCATTTCGTTTTCAGAACGGGCAAACTGTGAACAGTTTATACTTGACGGTGATCAGCGTCCAGAATTAAGGCCAAAAACAGACTGCACCGAATCAATACCTTGTTAATGGCAATTCTGCATCAAGATACAGTAAATACGATCCTCGATCTTTTGATTAAGAAGTTCAAGGAGGAGTTAAGAAACCAGGGGCACGTTTCTACGGGTCGCCTGGAATCTTCTTTTGAGGCCAAAGTTTTAATTACAGGCAGCGGAGTGATTGGGTATGTGTATGCAGAAGGGTATGGACTCACTTTAAATACGGGCCTTACACCTGATCAGGTGATTGCAAGGGGCCAGGATCACCTAAGCGGACTTATCCGCTATTTTCAGTTTAAGGGGCTATCTGGAAGGGAGTTATTCAGGGCGGCATATTCCACATGGAATGCACATAAAACAGTAGGTATGCCAACACCCGGATCGTTTTCGTTTTCAAGAAACGGACGGCGTACCGGATGGATTGATGTTGTTTTGAATGAAAACGAGGAGTTTGTAAGAAAGGAAATCGAGGTGGATGCGTTCAATGTTCTGGAAAATGATTTGGGGATTGAAAGCGTAAAGCGGGAACCAATCAAAGTTTACTTCTAAATGAATCCAGATGGCTAAGCAAATAGTATTTGAAATTGTAGCAGAAGACCTTGGAGCATCCAAGCGCATCTCTGAACTAAGGCAAGTTATCCGGGATATAAACAAGGAAATACGGACTGGGAATGCACAGCCCGGATCGAGGCGATTCAATGAACTCACAACGGCGGCGGCGGCGGCAAAAGTTGAATTGAATGGCCTTGTGAAGTCGCAGCGCGATTTAAATAAGGCGTTCAAACAAACACAAGTTCCAACGGACAGCATTGCGGGGCTTCGTTTGGAGTATAGCCGATTGAGTGCTGAAATAGAAAATCTGTCTGCTTCTGAAAGAAATAGCCAATTTGGTCAGGATATCATAAAAAGGGCGGCTGTTCTAAAGTCTGAAATAAACAAACTGGATCAGAGCATTGGCAAATTCTATGGGAATGTGGGCAACTACCCAAAGGGTCTGCTTTCAATTGGCGATGTACTGACAGGCGGCCTGCTGACTGGAGGCGTAGTTGTTGGGGTTCAGAGGGTTGTTGATGTCATGGAACTTGGAATACAGCAAGCGCTTAAATACGAGCAGGCACTTGACGATTTGTCTGCACTTACCGGACTAAGGGGCGGCGCGCTTGAGGGGCTTGACCAGTTGGCCAGATCGCTACAATCAATAAACATAGAGGGCGTTCAAATAACCAATACGGGAACTGATATATTGAACGCGCTTAAATTGGTAGGTGGTGCGCAGCCTGCTTTGCTTGAGAACGTGGATGCGCTTGCCGAGGTTACTAAGCAGGCAATTATTCTATCCAGGGCAAGCGGAGACGACTTGGAACCGTCTGTGAGGGCCGTAACAACCGTGCTTGGACAATTCCAATTGCAGGGCGGTGAAGCGTCAAGGATAATCAATGAATTGGCAGCAGGCGCACGGGCAGGCGCATCTGAAATACCGGATACCACAGCCGCATTGGAGGAATTTGGTACAGTTGCTGAAATCAACAATGTAACAACCGGCGAGGCTATTGCGCTTGCTGAACTTTTGGCAGATCGGCAATTGAAAGGCTCCGAGGCTGGAACGCAACTTCGGAACGTGCTCACAAAATTGGCAGCAGCGGACGTTCTCCCAAGGAGGGCTAAGGAAGAGTTTGAACGCCTTGGTATTAGTCTGGAGGTTCTGCGGGACACCTCGCTACCACTGGAGGAGCGATTGCGCGAACTCGCAAAAGCAGAGGGCGATCTTGCAGCACTAACCAAAGCATTCGGAACTGAGAACCTCCAAGCGGCCACTATCATTACAAGTGGCATAGATAAGTTTAACGGGTTCAAAGAGGCAATTGAAGGAACCAACGAGGCAATGGATCAGGCAGTTACAAGAAGCGACAATGCGGCAACAGCCTACGAGAATCTTCAAAATACTGCCCTGAATAGTCTTGAGCAAAAATTCAGTTCAAGTACAGGAAGTGTGAACCTATTGGCTCAGTCTTTCACTTTCCTGATCGAGCAATTCGACATTATTGGTGAGGCGATTGATGTTTTAATTGGGCCGATAACATTTGTTCTTGATGGAATTTCAGATACAGGACGTAGAATCAAAAGTCTGTTTAGTGAATCCAAGGAGGAAATAGGATCGTTCTTTGATGTGAGCAAACAGGCAATCCAGGACGATGCGGATGCCACAAGTGCTGCACTCTATGAGGAAGCGACAGCATTATCTGAAATGGGCGAGCAGGCAGACAGCGCAAAGTTGTCAATAGGCGAACTAAACAAAAGGATCAAGGAGTTAAAAGAGAAACTGGAGGAGGCAACGCCTGGCAGCGATCGGTTTAGGCTAATTGCAAATGAACTGAAGCAAGCCCAGAGCGACCTGAAAAAAGCAAAACTTGAGGCCGGTCTTATTGTGCCAAAAGGTGAAAAGGAAGTCATCGAGGCGGCTGCTGGATCAATCCGGTTTTTGAGGGAGGAAATTAGAAAACTCAAAGCGGACATAGATCAAACAAGCCCTGAAACAGAGGGGTTCGCTGACAAGATTTCTGAACTTGGGAAACTGGACAGACAACTGGATCAGGCAGAAGAATTTGTCAAACTAATGCGGGAGTTGTCGCAGTACAGCGACAGCCTTGCCGATCCTTTTGATGCGGTTGCATTCCGCGATTTGAGCGATAGGTATAGAGCAAGCCTAACCGGGCTTGAAAAGGATATAAACGATGAACGGTTTGAGGAATTTAAGAAATTCCAAGACAGGGCAGAGAAATACTCCAAGGATGCAACAAAGCGGTATAAGGAAGATCAAATAAAAGCCGATGAAGAAGCAGCAAAGAATAGGGAGCAACTCCTTCAGGAAGCAATAGACACCGCTGCCAGCACATTGTCTCAGATTGCGGCTGGCATATTCCAGATTCAGGATCAGAACGTCGAAAGCCAAAAGGATAAGGAGATCGCTGCTATTGAGGAAACCTATGAGGAGCGAAAGCAGAAGGCTGGAAGCAACAAAACGCTCCAAGCAAAACTGGACAAAGAACTGATTGCAGAGCGCGAGCGATTGGAACGTGAAGCCGCTGAAAAGAGAAAGCAGATTGCAATTAAAGAGGCAATCATTCAGGGCGTACTTGGAGCGATTGAAGCATACCCGAACCTTATACTTGCAGCAAGCATTGGTGTGCTTACAGCGTTTCAGGTGGCGCAGATAAAAAGGCAACAATTCGCAGAAGGTGGATTCCACAAAAACGACATGGCGTTGGCCCCTAGTTTGGGCATGGTGCCTGATTTCACTAACGGTGGATATACTGGCAGCGGACTACCATTTAAGGACAGCACAGGGCACAATGTGGCGGGAACGCTTGGATCCAATGCAACCGTACACGCAAATGAGTATGTGGCCCCGGATTGGATGGTTAAAAAGTACAATCCGCTTTTTCAGAAGTTGGAGCAGGAAAGGTTGCGATTTGGTAGAAAGCCCGGAAGCAGACTTTTTGCGGATGGCGGATTTGTTGGAACTGAAATACCTTTGCTCCCATCTACCGGGAGCCTGGCATCGCAAATAAATGTGAATGCAGGGTTTTCGGAGGAACAGATTAGGCAGATAGGAAGCATCGTTGGTTCGATTGTTGCGGAAAGATCAGCGCGGGCCGTTGGCGATGCTGTCGCAAATTCAATGGATGAGGGTAACAGGCTAAGCGAACGTAAAACACAGGCTACAACTACAAGAACAGTATAATGGCAATCACAGTAACTAATTCAAGTACAACACAGCCAATCCCGGTATCCGAATGCCTGAATATTGGCATTACCCCAGACCAATCCAACGTATTCACAACCGTTGGTGTAAAGCCGTCTGTCGACCTGGATTTTTCAGGGGCCGGTGTGGATGCCGATGGAACCGCTTTTACAATATGGGGCTATGACTTTGAGGTACAAAGCGCATCCGACTACACGGCAACTACATTCAAGATGGTTGGAGACGATGCAACAACGGCCTCAAACTTTGCCAATATGATCCGGGCCAACGTGTTTTTTAATCGAGCCGTTGACGTTTCAATCATTGGAGGCACAACCGTTTTGCTGGAATGGAAGGAATGTAAAGCGCAGACAGCATTTTCCGGGGCAGATATGAGCATAACGCTTACAGGCGTAACTCCAACTGTAACAAATGGAACGATCCCGGTAGTAAAGGAGGGTTATAAAATTGTGCTTCAATTACTAAAGAAAGGAGCATTTGGCTTTGAGCCAATCACAAAACTAGAGGGCCATGAACCGTTGAGGGATTGCGCTACGGTGAATGAGTTGCTTGTAAACTTCATGGCAGATGCAAAAAATCATGTCTTTACTAAGATTCCAGACCTGGTATCCAATTCAAGTAACGGCGCAATCACAGATATTTTGGGGCAGTTCAAAATCACATACGGCGAAATTTGGCGTGCAGACTGCGAGCCTGTTTCTGGCACGTTCAATAGTGTTGGTGATTTCATGGTGCTAAATGGATATTTCAGA